GCTTTGAGCTGGATAACTAAAAAGGATATAGGTGAATCAAGCAATGGATGCAACCGCAACTAACTTCGAATCAGAGACTACTAGGAATCAGTATATTGATGCACTGGTAAAAGAGATAGAAGAACTAGAGATTAAGGCGAAGTACGCTAAGGCATTTAAAGAATTATATGAGAGTGCTAATTTCAAGACAGTAATTCTAGATGGGCTTCTAAAAGAGTATGCGACTGAAAAAGCCACTACACTGGTAGACCCTAATACAACTGAAGAGTTAGAAACTGAAACATTAATTGAATTGAAGTCATTGAGATATCTTAGTAAATTCTTGCACACTAGGTTACATACAGCATCACATGCTGATAGACTTGTTGCAGAAAATAAACAATTACTGCTTGACATACAGTCAGGTAAAGAGGATATATAAAAATGGCAAAAACATACGATAGTGTAGCTGATGAATTAGATGCGATGATAAGAGGTAATCATGAATATGATACTACTGAAAGTGCTGATGATTTAGCAGTTAACAACGAGGACACAGATCACACTGAAGAGGATGATACCATAGCAGAAACGAATGGTCAAGCTGCCGAGCTTGATGAGGATAGTGCTGATGGTGCTGATAATGATAGTGAGGAAAACACTCTAGTAGATGATGATAGTTTAGATGGTGTAGAAGATGACAAGGACAAGTCGAAAGATGGTTCCAAGGAAGACTCAACTACAACAGAAGATAGTACAGACACAGATACTGCTGAGGACGGCTCAGAAGTAAAGACTACGGATACTATTGACTACCAGAAACAGTACGCAGATTTAGTGGAGAAATCTAAAGCTGCTACAGAATTCTACGAAAAAGTCGCTGGTGTAAAGTTCAAAGCTAATGGTAAAGAAGTTGAAGGATTCAAAGATCCTCAGAAGATTATCCAAGCTCAGCAAATGGCATACAACTATAGCGAGAAGATGGCAGGATTCAAACAGTATCGTCCATACATGGGACCACTGAAAGAACGTGGTATGTTGGACGACCCGACTAAGTTTGACCTTGCTATGAGCTTGATAGATGGTGATAAAGAAGCACTAAAGCAGCATATGGCTAACATAGGTGTAGATCCAATGGAATTGGATATGGAAACTATTAGTTATACTGCCGCTCCTAAAACCTCTAGTAGAGATATGCTAGCGATAGAAGATGCGTTAGAAGCTGCTAAAACGCATGGTGTTGAGGATAAGGTATACTCCACTGTGATGAAAGAGTGGGACGACGATAGCTTTAAAGAGTTTATTGGTAACAAGGCTGTACAGAACGACTTAATAACACAGATGGCTAGTGGCGATTATGATGTTGTTATGGGTAAAGTAGCACAGCTGTCTGTTATAGATGATAGCTTTTCTAACATGAAAATGGTAGATAAGTACAGAGCAGCTATTAATGAACTTAACAGTGAAGTAGCTCCTGCGACCTCACCCACTCCGGCTACAACTGTGACACCTGAGGTGCCTATTGTAGATACACAAGCATTAGCGGCTGAAGAATCTGCGAAGATTGCAGCTAAGGCTGTGGCAGAGTATAAGGCAAAAGTTAATAAAGATAGAAATGAGAAAGCTAAAGCAGAGCGTGAAAAGGCCACTGCAGTTAGTAAACCTAAAAGTACTACATCTAGTAAAGTTAAGCATGACCCTATGGCCTTAAGTGGTAAAGAGATTTCAGATATGCTTGATAGAATGATGATGGGAAAGAAATAATATAAAGGATATCTAATGGGTATTACAAGTAATTTTAATGATGGTGGAGTAACTTCCAATACAATCGACAGACAGTTTACGCCTGAGTTCGTAACTAAGGCAGTAGTTGAAATGCCAGCACGTAAGAGATTTTTCTCTAACCGTTCTAATAAAGTAGCGATGCCTAAGAATCATGGGGACACGCTAACTAAAGAAGTAAGACTTCCTATGTTACATAAGGATAATATGGTAGATGGTGGTGTTGATGCTACTGTTGCATCTATAATCAAAAATGAGTATGCTCGTGTTGTTTCTTCAACTGGGCTAGTTGTTCAAAGGTACAATGTAGAAAACTACCTTGCAGCTGATGGTTCAGTTACACTTGACGCTGCTAGAACTGCTGCACGTAATGCTGCTGTTGCTGCTTTACAAGCTGGTGAAGAAGTTAAGTCGACTGCTGGTTCTATCTTGAATGGCGCTGCTGGTTATAATACGTCTACTGGACCACTTGCTGTGCTACCAGAAGAAGGTGGAGTTGTTAACTTACTAAATAGTTCAAGTAAACTAGTTAGTGCTAAGATTTCATTTCATGGTGTTGCTTCTAAGTATACTGTTCGCTCAGTTAATTTAGATTCACGTATGGGCCAAGTTGCAACTAAGATTAAAGATCTTTCACGTGCGGTTGTTGAGCTTAAAGAAATGCAAGTTCAAAACTCTGTTTTAGCTGCTGCTGAGCTTAACATGATGCCTTCTACAGCTAAAGCGTATGTTGTTGATATGTCAGATATGGATGGTATGGATACACTTACATACGATGCACTTACTGCATTCGAGCAAGAGTTACAGCGTGATGATGTTCCATTGGACACTGAAATTCTACAAGGTGTAGATTTAGTTGATACTGTAACTGTTGAAGATGCATATATTGCATACGTTAACCGTGAAGCAATCCCAGTTTTACGTAGAATCACAGG